GCCGGCAGCGTCGTCTCCAACCACGTCTGTGCGGTCGTCCAGGCCGTCTCGATGGCGGGCCACACTGCATCCCACGCCGCCTGCATCGCCGGCCAGGCTGTGCCCCACACTCCTTGCAGCCAGGCGAGCGCGGCAGGCAGCGCCACTTGCAGCCAAGCCCAAGCCGCAGTGAGGCCAGTGCGCACGGCATCCCAGGCTGTGCCAAATGCTTCCTGGATGGCGGGCCATGCTCCAGCCCACGCCTGTTGCAGGCTGGTCAGCGCACCGGGCAGCGTCTCCTGCAGCCAGACCCAAGCCGCGGTCAGCCCCGCGCGGATCGCCTCCCACGCCGTAGCGGTCGCCTGCTGGATGGCAGGCCACACGGCTGTCCAAGTGGATTGCAGCCAGCCGAGCGCAGCAGGTAACGCCACTTGCAGCCATGCCCACACTGCCATAAGTGCCGGCTGGATGGCCTGCCAGGCGGTGTCGAAGCCGCTGCGCATGGCGTCCCAGGCGGTTGCCCAACCGTCGCGCATGGTGGCGATGGCGCCGTCCACCTGCGCCGCCGCCTCTGGGAACATGGCGCGTAGTTCGTCGACAAACGCCTGCACATCTCCCGTCTGCAAGAGGCCGCCCACCGCAGCCAAGAAATGCCCGAATGCTTCGGCGGCCGGCGCGAGAGACTCGGGCAAATGTGTCAACCAGTCGTTGAGGTAGTCGCCATCTTCGACAACTGCGCTGATGTAGTTGCCGAATGAACGTAGTCCATCGACGATGCCGCCAAAGTCGATGCCGGTGGTTGCCTCGGCGAAGTCCATAAAGCTGCTCGCCAGCTGCGCCACCCGCTGTTGTATGCCGCCCACGTTCTGCTGCCATAGGACAAAGCCGGCCGCCACTGCGCCAACGCCTACGATCACCAACCCTAGGGGCGATAGCAGGAAGCCGATAGCCGCCGTGATGCCGCTAATCGCCAGCATCGCCGGCCCGGTCGCTGCCAGTACGGCACCGAATGCGACCGCTGCATCCAGGAGCGGGCGCGGCAGCGAGCCGATAGAGGTCAGTGCGTCGCCTGTTGAGCGCAGGAAGTCGCCCATCATGTCCAGGTAGGGCAAGGCCGCACCAATCAGGAACGAATCGATCGACCCTTTCAGGTATTCGATGGCGCCGCGCATGCCTTTCATGCGCGAGTTGGCGACGCTTGTCGCTGCGCCGGCCACGCCCAAAGCGTCGGCCATTTCGTTCCAACCGTCAGTCCCTTCGGACATGAGCACCGAGATAGAGCGGATGGCATCGGCGCCGAAGATGGTGGACAATGCCTGCTGCCGCTGTTCCTCTGTCAGTGTTTTCATGACAGTGGATGTCGTGCCGCCAATAGCGGCGAGTTGCGCATACTCGGCCTGGGCGGCGGCCAGCGTCCGGTTCAGCCTGTCCTGCGCAACAACCTTATCGTTCTCCGACTGCGCCACGCCGGCAATACCAGACGCATAGTTCGCCAGCTGCGTCTGAGTCTTGGAGATTGTGCTTTTCAGGTACTCCATACGCTTGGCTTGCTCGGCAGTCAGGTTTGACGATGTGACCGTGACGGCATTGGTGCCGTACAGCCCCTGCTGTAGATCCGCCAGGATGGCCGGGAACTCACGCATGTTGCCCTGGGCGTCGAAGACGTTGACACCCAGGCCTGCCAGTGCTGCCGAGGCTTCGTCCGTGGGTGCGGTCAAGCGCATCAAAGCGGTCTTCAAAGAGGTGCCGGCGTCGGAGCCTTTGATGCCGTTGTTGCCCAACAGCGCCATGGCGATGTTGAGATCGTCGATGCTCTGGCCGGCGGAGGAAAACACAGCACCTGCCATCGTCATGCCGGCGGCAAGGTCCGTAATATCGACACTGGAGGCGTTGGCCGCAGCCGCCAGCATGTTGGCGATGTCAGTGGTGTCGGATGCATTTAGGCCGAACGTGTTGACGGCGTTGGCGGCAATCTCCGCGGCCTGCGCCACGCCCATGCCGCCGGCCGCCGCCATGTCGAGCACGCCAGGCATGGCGGCGAAAACCTCCATGGGTTTCAAGCCGGCCTTAGCGAGCTCGAGCTGCGCCTGCGCCGCCTCACCTGCGCTGAACGACGTCGCCGCGCCTAGATCCAGCGCCTGCTGTTGCATCATCGCCATCTGGTCGGCCGTCGCGCCGCTGACCTGCGCCATGATGTTGAGTGATTGCTCGAAGTCGGCGGCGCTGTCGATGGCCGTGGCGGCGATGCCCACCAGGGGCGCTGTGACGCCCAGCGACATGGCCGTGCCGGCCTTGCGCATGGAATCGGCGAGGGACTGGATATTCTGTTCGGCCTGGTCGGTACTTATGACGATCTCGCCATGAGCACTGCCGAGTGAAACACCACCTGGCATTATTTGCCCCCTACTCCTCGTCCCACGTTCCGTCCTCTTTCACCCGCACTTTGCGCAGTCCCACGGCGCTGACCGGTGCGTACTCCTGTACCTGTGCCGCTTCGTCGCCTAACAGCTTTGCCAGGGAGTGTTTCGGCTTGCCAGCCTTATCCCGCTCGCTCAGCTTGCCTTCCACCCAGGCCCCAAACTGCGCCACGGCCATGTCGAACTGGTAGGCTGCCCAGGGGTCGTCTACGCCGACAACCTCACTAGGTCGCTGGTGGTAGGTCACCGACAGTGAATGGAGATTCCACACTTCCGTTCGGTTGGTGACGAAAAGGCTCCAGCCGGCCGGCCACTTGGTTGGCCCAGTTGAAAACCGCCTGCTTGTCGAAGCTCCCCAACTCGGCGACGTCCAGCTCTGCCGGTTCGACGATGCACGCTTGACAGACCATGTCGAGCACCTGCCCGAACTTTTCCACGTCGGCCAGGTCGATCGATTGGTCCGGCTTGCGCTTGAGCATCTCCGCTACCGGGGCACGCAGCGTCGTCGGGATCTGCCCGGCCTGTGCGAGGTCAATCAGCGCCACTTTCTTGAGCCGCACTTCCAGGCCGGAGGGGAGGGTAAACGCCTCCCCTTGCTGCTGTCGTGCGCGCCATTCTGCTAAGTTCATGTGACTATTCTCCGCAGTGTACAAAACGAAACAGATATGCTATCATACAGATGTAAACGAACTCATTCGCCCTGAAAGGAGCGTCCATTGTCGAAGCAAATTCCCCTGTCCCAAGGCAAGTTCGCAGCCGTTGACGATGCTGATTACGACTGGTTGGCAAAGCACAAGTGGTCTTACGATCCCAAGGGTTACGCCATGCGCAGAAGTGCTAACGTCACCATTTACATGCATCGCGTCGTGCTGAATGCTTCCGGCCCGGTCACGGTCGATCACGTCAACGGGGACGGACTCGACAACCGGCGCGAGAATCTGCGCGTCGTGACCACAGCTCAGAACAACTACAATCGCCATCCAGAGAAGCGTCCAAAGACTTCGCAGTACAAAGGAGTGTCGCTTAACAGGAAGGTTAATCGCTGGCAGGCGCACATCAAGAAAGGCGACGAATATAGGCGCTATCTTGGTCTGTACGATAGCGAGCAGGATGCGGCCAGGGCATACAACGCGGCGGCCCGTCATCTCTTTGGCCCCTATGCGTATATTAATGATGTGCCTGACGACAACTGGACGATGCATAATCTGTCGGTTGGCTCCAAGACCTCTGACTTCCGTGGCGTCCACTACGACACTAAAGCCAAGAAGTGGAAGGTTCAGATTCAGGTGAACAAGACCAAGAAATTCATTGGTCGTTTTTACTTCGAGATTGATGCAGCCCGCGCCTATGACGCCTATGTCATCGCTAACGGGCTGCCATTCCCGTTGAACTTCCAGCAGGCCACTAGCTCGCAGGAACCGTAGTGGCGCTTTCGTTGTGCACCATCTCAAACAGCTTTGTCCCGTCGTCGATGGCGATGCCAGACGCGCTTTGGATGAAAAACTCGCCGTCCTTCCACTCGCCCTCCAGGCCATCGGTCAGCTTAGCCTTGTAGATAAGCACGTGGATGTCTGATCCATCGTCGTTGATGATCTTCCCGTAGATCTTGAAGTACGGATAGGTGTCGCCGGCCCTGGCAAGGATGGTGTTCTTCTGGTTGGGCGTGGTGCCGGACGCCGAGATAGTGCGGCCAGTCAGCACCTTGATGGCATCGAAGCTGATACCGCCCGCCTCCAGGCTCCACTCCACTTTGTCCACGATGGCGGCAATGGCCTGAGTCGCGTCGTTACCCCGAAGCTCGCCCGATGTCAGCGCCTCCTTGAAGCTCAGTGTCTGCGCTGCGCTGAGCGCCACGGCCGTGCCCGAGGGCAGCGGTACGAGCGTTACCTGGCGCAGGCCGAAAGGCTTTGTGTTGCTTGTTAATGGCATGTTGTGTCTCTCCTCTTACTTACGCGGCTAGAGCGCCGCCACACTTTCCTGTTGCACGAACTCATACACGACGGTACCGTTGGACACGGCGACCCCCTTCGCGTAGGTTACCCAGAATTCACCGTCACGGAACGTGCCCTCCAGTGCTTCCACTTTGCAGCGGTAGAGCCTGCAGAGCACGTCGCCGCCGCTAGCACTCACCGCCCGGCCGGCGATGCGCAGATAGGGCATCTGTGCCCCGGCGTCCTGGCTCAGCGTGAGCGTGCGGTTGGGCGTACTGCCCACCTGGCTGGCCGTACCGCCGGTCAACTTGGCGATCGCCTCCAAGCTGATGCCGCCCGCCTCCATCTCCCACTCGGCCCCGGCCACGAACCCCGCTGCGCCTACCAGGTGCCCGTCAGCTTCGAAGCGGGCCGTCTCCAGCAGCGGGGTGACGTGCAGCATCAGCGTTGCCGGCAAGAGCACCTTGTTTGCGCC